GGTGGAATCCTGTGCATGAAGCGCATGGCAGAGCTGATTTTGCCTATCGGTGGGCAAAAATCCCCCCACCCGCCCGTCTCTGAAAGGAACACCATGGAACCTGAACTGCCAGAAATGCCCGAAATGCCCGAAATGCCGGAGCCGCAGTGCCGACAGTAACATCCGTGCCGCATGACAGGTCGCACCGTCCCCGAACGGCGGAGCCGAGTCTCGGAAGGCAACAGACCGCATTCATTGAGTCTCTACTTACCGATGATGGAGACCCGGTTTCCATCCAGTTTCCGTTCAAGCCCACTGCCGCTCTGTACCAGTGGCTCAGCGACTACGCGGTGTATCGAGCTGAACGCCTGGCTAAGCTGGAGGCTGCGGAGCGCACGCGCGTAGACTCAGAGGATGGCAACGAAGAAGATGCAGCCAAGTAGACCATCCGAAGAGGATGTACTCCGGCGCATGCTGAACACGCCCCCTCAGCCGATCAAGCGCAAGAAGCCTGATCCGAAGCCCGAGAAAAAGGAAACCGGCCGCTAGGGCCGGTTTCGTTTAATCGGTGTTAAACGAGCTACGCGATCACGATGTGCCGTCCATCAACGTCATGCACCAAGCCGGGAATGGACAGATCGACGTCAACATCAGGGAAGTACAGCGAAACACCAGCGGGGCCAAGCTCAACGGACCTGAGTTGGTCAGGCGTTGCTTCGGTAAGGCCGCGAATCGCAGACGGGTAGAACCGAAGCTCCTTCTTCGAGCGCAGGGCAACTCGCACCATGCCCAGCTTCTGGTCATAGCGGACCGAGGTCGCCCCGTATTCGGCTTCTAGGCGCTTGCCTCTCCTAGTGGCGGCTTCAAACGCCTCACGGGTTATTTCCATGTATGGCTCTCCACTCGCGGCAACATTGCCGCAGCACACTCTTGTCACTCAACTCTCGCGCGAGCCAGTTCACCTCCTGGTGAGTGCATCCGTGATTTGTCCGTAGGACCACAGGCCCAGACGGACAGTTCAGTTCAAACGACGCCTCTCGCCCAGCATGGGATGCGTGCACATGCGGAGGTGGATGGTCATTTGTGCGCACCGATACTCTCCACCCATTCAGCCTGACCACTGTTCCCATGTAGGACGAGACCTTTTTCGCGGCAGTGTGACAGGCGTCAGAAGCGAGCGCCACCTCCATTTGGTTAAGCCAGCTTTACCGCTGACGGACGGAACTCGTTACGTTGTTTATTTCTTAAACCCTGTGACAGGAGGCACGGCAGGGACTGTCATAGGGTTTGTCAAGTACATACTATGCGCCTTTTTTCATGCCCCAACGAGAAAAGCGCCCCCGATCCCGAAGGACCGAGGGCGTGAAGACCGGCCACAGCCGGGAGGAGACAGAGGGTGGATCAGCCGCTCATGGCCTTTTTGATCTCTTCGATCTGCGCGCGGCCGCGGTGCCAGGCCGTGATGCCCACCGCGGCGCCGGGGATGGCGAGGACCATGGCGATGGAGGACACGATGGTCGGGATCGCGTTCAGGGCGTTCGCGTCCTTGCCGGAGAGCGCGAGGAACGCAAGGTACAGCACGCCGCCGACGGTCACCATGGACGCCATCCCGAGCACATAGCCATTGAACGGCCGCCAACCGGTCTGCCACCAGTTTTCGTTCGCGGAGGCAGTCGCCTCGGCCTGCATGGTGGCGTTCACGCTGGCGAGGTCGGCGGTGTCAGCCTTGCGCTGTTCCAACTCGTAATCGAGCGCCATCTTCATGAGCGCCTGGTGGTTTTCCAGCTCGAACTGCTTCGCCTTGGCAGCGGCTTCGGCGCTGGCGTTGATGGTGGCGAGTATGTCGGTCGGGTTCGTGCTGGGCGAGCCGATCCACGATGCGAGCGCGGTTCCGATCGCTGCCCCGCCGGGGATAGGCAGCGCAGCCCCGAGCAGCGGCAGACCGATCTTAGCGAGCGATTCGCCGAGGTCTTTCCAGTCCATGGTGTTCCTTTCAGGCGAGCAGCTGCACTAGCTTGTCGTGCAGCGCGATGCAGTGTTCAAGACCAAGCGTTCCGCCCTGCACGCGGCGGCGGATCTTGGTCTGGTCGGAGAGACATGCGTCGGGGATCGAGAGGTCCCACCAGCCGCGCGCCGCGATGAGCCCGAAGTGCGGCTGCTGGATCAGGTCCGGCAGGTCGATCAGGTCCTGCCCGATCGCGTCGCCCACCTTGGCGTACGTCGCGCGCCCGGTGAGCATCGGGCGGCCGCGGAAGATCCAACCGTCACCGGACTCTGCCGGCCCGTTGCCCATGCGGTTCGCGTAGACGCAGTTGGCCAGCTTCTGCGGCATGTGCGAGTACGGGATGGCGCTGGCGAGCGTTGGGAACCTGGTCGGCCACACCGCGCAGATGCGCTCCGGCGTGTACGACAGCGACTCCTCGGTCTTTTCCATGAGCGCGTACTCGTGGAGCAGTTGCGGCACGAATGCCTGCAAATCCTCCATGCCGGCAGAGAAAAGTTCGGGCTGGATCTCGTCGGCGAACGGCGCGGCCCATTCCGCAGCGGTCGTCGGGCGCACGCCGAGGCCGGAGAGGATGCGCAGCCAGTCGGTGTCGCTGAAGGTGCTCATAGCTCTTTCCCCGACTGCCTCGTGGCATCTGTCCATCCCTTGCGGTAGGCGGCGCTTCCTACCTTGTTCGCAAGCTGCATCAGCTCCGCGTCCGTCCACACCGAGCAGCCGTGGTCCCGGCACGCCTTGGACTCTTCGTCGGTCATGTGCACACCGGAGGCGCAGCCTGCGAGCAGCAGGCAAATCAGCATCGCTTTCATCAGCTCACCCCTTGTGTGTTGCGGCCCACATCGCCTTCACCAGCGACCAGCCTCCGACGCTGTAGATCGCGGTAGCCAGTACAGCCGCCCACGCGAGTTTCTTCAGCATCGCGGTCAGGCCCCCCAGTACGAACCGGCCGGTCCGCTCTGTCGCCTGCCGTTGCAGCACCTCCAGGCCCTTGGCCCAGAAGCGTTCGGCGGCTTCGTCGGTCATGGCGGCCGCGATCCCTTCGGCAACGCCTATGCGGACCTCGTCGCGTAGTTCGTTGCGCAGGATCGATGTGAGCAACTCGCGCGAGCCGTGCAGCATCTCGATCTGGTCTCGCTGCCGTTCGACGTCATCAGCCATCCCGGCGCGCACTGCGTCTTCACCGGCCGACATGCTTCGCCCCAAAGGAGGGTTGGTACATCTGGCGATCCTTTCGTTAGGGCGTTGGTTGGAAGGCACCGGACAGGGCAGTCGGTGCGCGGACAAAGAAAAGCCGCACCCATCGGGGCGCGGCTGGCGGTGGAAATAGAATTGGCGCTCAGGGAGGAGCTATGGACGAACACGCACAGTTGCGCAGCCTGACGTCGCTGCGCTTTTTTGCGGCTCTATTGGTGCTGGGGAGCCACATGCGCCCTCTTTCGGACAGCCATTCGACCTTAGCCCGGCACACCTACGAAATTTTCCTGTCGGAAGGGTATGTTGGCGTCACCTTCTTCTTCATCCTGTCTGGCTTCATTCTTTCGCACTCGTATGCAGATCGGTTGCTAAATTCGATGGTCAGCCCGCGACAGTTCTGGGTAGCGCGCATCGCGCGCGTGTACCCGCTGCATGCGATGACCATGGTGATGTCGCTTCCGCTCTCAGTCCTCGCGGGCATAGGCGTGGCCAAGATTTCCGTGCAATTGCTAGCACAGGCTACCCTCACGCAGTCGTTTATGCCGGCTGAATGGGTTTATTCTTCCCTCAACTTCCCTGCTTGGAGTCTGTCCGTCGAGGCATTCTTCTACGCGCTCTTTCCGCTTCTCGTACGCCTTTCAACCATACGCCTGATCGCCGTCGTGGCGCTGGGTTGCGTCTACCACTCGATAGTTGCAGTGTGCGCATGGAACGTCCATTTCCTTGCCTACACTTTCCCTCCGGCGCGACTCATCGACTTCGTGGTGGGCATCCTCGCCTATCGCACGTACGTCAGGTGCAATGAGGCGTCGCAGGCCCGCGCCACCATACTGCAATTGGCGGCGCTCAGCTCTCTTGGCTTGATGTACTTTGGTGCGCGGTCGGCGTCTCAAGCTCTTAGATATGACTTGCTGTACGTTCTCCCAATGGCGGCCGTAATACTCTCCTGCGCATGGCAGCACGGCCTCGTAGCTCGCGTGCTCGCGCGCCCAGGGCTCGTCTTTCTGGGTGACGCTAGCTTCGCCCTTTACCTCATCCATCAAATCATCATCCGCGTCGGAGAGATCGGGAGGTCGCACCTCCGGTCGCCGAGCGATTTGACTGCGACGGTTGTTTACGTGCTGCTCAGCGTCGCCGCGTCGATAGCGATTTACCGATCTATGGAAATTCCGGCAAAGCGGATCATCATCAAGCTACTCACTCAGTCTGAGAGGTCAGAAATGGTGCCGGAAAGCCTCGCTTCGAGAGAATCTGTCGAGTCCTGAAGCGCTTGCTTGAGGACTGAGTAAGCCTGCGGCCAAACCGGCTGCGAAACGTCAGGCGTGAACTGTACTTCGCGCTCCCATACGTAAGGTTTTCCGGCTGCGAACGCATCCTGGCTCAAGTACCCCCGAACTAGCGCGCTGGACGCGAGGCCGTGGTTGCTTACCTCCACGCTATTAATTCGAATGTACAGGGACCGGCTCTCACCATAGTCAGTTTCGATAGTCGCTTGAATAGCCACAATTTTCTCCTGTTAAGCGGCTACGTTTGCCATAGCCTTGAACACTGCAGTTGAGCCAGCGGTTCCGCCTGTAGTGCAAACCACGCCAGGCGAGCCTCCAGCGGAAGGGCTAACCGCAAAAATGATGTCTCCGCGGGCCCACTGGCCTGATGTCGGCGGGACCGTATTGCGGAAGGTCACGTTTCTCGCGTTGCTAGTTCCATTGTTGGTGATAACGTCACCAAGCCAGACACCCTGCTGGCACACCTTCGCGTACGGAACAGTTGAAGATCGGCCGAACTTTTCCAAGGTGCTCGGTCCGGTGATCTGCATGCCCAGAACGGTGCCGCCGAAGCACCACGTGTGATCCAGGGTGGCGCGATTCATAGACATCCTAAACGCACTTGAGCCGGTGGTACTCCAGCTCCACATCGTGTCACCGTATGTCAGATTGAACTCGTTCGCAAACGTGAGTCCGGTCTGCACTCCGACTCGCGTGGCTGTCGCGGTTGCGCCTGTGCCGTCCCCAGTGATTGTCACCGTGGGGTCTGCGCTGTAGCCGTTACCAAGACTGGTAAGGATGATCGAAGATACCGACCCGCCATTGAGAGTTGCTACGGCAGTTGCCGTTGCTCCCGCGGCAGGCGGGTCGATGGTGATCGTTGCGGTTGTGTACCCCGTGCCGGTGTCCGCCATCGAGATCGATTCGATCTTGCCGAACTTGTCGATATGGGCGACCGCTCGCGCGCTCGTTCCGTCTCCCGTCACCGTAATGTTAGGCGTCGAACTGTATCCACCACCCTGATTCGTCAGCGTCGCCTTCGTGATTCGTCCTCCGCTGATCACGGCGGCGGCTGTGGCTTGCGTTTGCGTCGGAGCGGAGATGGTCACTGTGGCTGTCGTATACCCAGTGCCACCTGCAGTGATGCTGACTCGCCCGACCTTCGTGCAATTACGGTCGCTTCCGGTCATTCCGCGCGGGATCAAATCGCTGGAATCAGCAGAGATGATCGCCTCGCGCGTGCCATTTGTGACTGTCGTGTTGGGCCCGAATTGCTCTGCTACGTGACCGCTTTCGCTGTACGGATTGGAAAAATGCGAATGCGCGTTGACGTTGTCCGTGTAATACGAACCAAGCGCATTATTTTCGGTGTGCGGTTGCGTATAGTGGTTGCCGAGGAACGACGAATCCCAGATGCCCCAGCCGTTGTTGTTGCCGCAGGAGATGTGCAGGATTTCACCCGCGTTGGCATCCTCGCCATCCACATACAGACCGTGGTAGTTGTGAGAGAGCCGGCAGCGAGCGATGTGGAAATTGTTCGCGTTGCCATGGAAGAATGGATCTGCATTCAACGCGCCGGCTACGACGTGAATACCGTTGCCAGCGAAGCCCGCGATCGTGCAGTCTTCGATCAGTGCCTTGCACTTGACCCAAATGCCGTGGGAAATTGCATCGTTGACAGCGACACCGGCGCCCCCGTTGTGCAAAATCCAGAGATTGCGGATGATGGACCCACCCGCGCCAGTGGTCGAGGCGACCACCGCCGGGTTATGGCCTGTCGAATCGGCGTTGGTGTCGGTGGAGTGCAGGAACAGACCAACGGTGTTGTTCGGGAATTCCAGATACGACGGGTATACCGCATCGTTGGTGCCGGACTCGCCCTCAATTGTTATGCACTTCTTGATATTCAGGCATTGGCTGATGATGTACTTGCTTCCAGGCACCCACAAATGCGAGACCGCACCGATCGCGTTCAGGAAGGCTGACGTATCGTCGGTTACGCCGTCACCCTTAGCGCCGAATTGCTTGACACTGACCCAGGACGATCTTTGCAGTTTCCACCTTGCGCCGTCGGTCGCGACAATGATCGTTCCGCTATTGTCGGCACTGGTCGTGTCAGCGGGGTCGTACCAGTACGCTCCGCCGCCGCCGTCGCCGTCTGCGTAGTACCCAAGCACGAAGGCACGCGTGTACTTGGTGTGATCGACCGCCTTCAAGGCAGCGATCGAGTCGATGACCTTATTGCTGCTGGTCTTGAAGAACCCAGCGACGGTCGTCGTGTCTATACCGATCAGTGATGCACCGGTGGACGAGGCCAGGTTGGCAGTGTTGATGTCCGACGCGACCCACGTACTTCCATTGAACCGGCGACCGATGTTGTCGCTGAAGAACGCATAGTCTCCGCTCTGTCGCGCAGTTCCGTCAGGACGCGTCGCCGGCGGGCTTGCAGGGTTGAAGACACCCGGATAGACGTAGGCGACTTCCGCGGCCGCCTGCTGTTGGCTGGTCAGGGCGGACGCGGCACTGATAGCCGCATTCTTCCCTGGGCTCGTCCAAGCGCCATTGACATACACGTACTCGTACCCGTCGGTCGAATTCGCATACCTGTCACCGGCTTGGATCGCAGTTCCATCAGGGCGCTTGGTCGGAGCAGTGGCGAAGGTGTCTGGATAGAGGTAGGCGACGGCCGCCTGCGCACCCATGGCCTGCAGTGCGAACCCCTGTGCGGCCAGCATCGCGGCCCTGGAGTCAGAAAGGACACTCGGGCCGGTGCGGTTGGTGATCGTGTTGATCGGGACGTTGGTGTTCGCATCCCCGTCCGGCACTGTGATCAGGACGTTCAGCAGCCAGTTGGCCGGCAGCGCCCCTGGGATGTTTGACCGCACCCAGTATTGCGAGCCGTTCACCCCGCGCGTGTTCGGCCACAGACGCAGCGTGAAGTTGCCGCTGGCGTCAGTCGTCGCCGTGACTTGGCTCGGAACGACGACGTTCGGGTCGGTCTGGTCCTGATCCGGCGTAGTGAGCGTGGCGGTCACGAGAGTGCTTGCCGCTGGTGTCGTGCCGTCTGCGAGGTACAGCACTCCGGTAACAGGTACGGTCTTGAGTGTCATGTTCTGTTGCCCAAACAAAAAGCCCGCTCAAGGCGGGCTTCGTGGAGGATTGCGGGACGGGTTGGTTACTGCGGCGCGACAGGCCAGGTAATCGTGCGCGGGAATCCGGGCTGGCTGGTCAGGTCGCGCAGGGCCTGCCTGTACGGCGCCCATGCCGCGGCTGTGGCGTCGTCCACATCGCGCAGTTGGGTCCAGTCGCTGGCCGCCAGAAGCACGTCGCGCTGCGCCTTCGCCGCAGTCGCCAGTTCAGCATCGGTCGGCCCGGGAGCGTCCACCAACACCGGATCTCCGTTAGCGTCCGGCTGCATCACCTTGCCGTCAGGCTGCTGGCGATCGCGAAACGGCGCGTACACCGAGTCCGGGTATTCCTTCGCATCGGCCGGCCACGTGCCGTTTTGCTCGTACACGTCGCGGAAGTCCGGGGAATACCACGCGTTCGTGGTGGCTGAATAGAACATGCTGTCTCCTTAGTTCCCCACCGCCATCCACCAGCAGGCGCCAGCCACCCCGGAGGTGTTGGTGATCGTCACTCCCGTCGTGCTCAGGCCCGCCGCGTCGAACGTCTGTTCGTTCGTCACGTCGGAGTTTTCCTTGGTGAGGATGACGGCGCGCGCCGCAGTGGGGAAGGTGAAAGGGAACGTGAGAACCGCCTGCGAGTTGGCGCTGATCGTGCCGGTCTTTCCAAACTGCAGGATGCGACCGTTCGGGCTCTTGTCCCAGCTGCTGGTGCCGAACGAAGACAGGAACAGGCCGTCGTACTGCAACCGGGCCGACCCTTCAACGGACCAGCCGAAGGAGTTGGCCGTGACGATCAGCGTGGAGTTTGCCGGCATCGGAATGGATGTCTGGCCGGCGGCGCTGGCAAAGATCGTGTCGGACCCGGAGCGGTTGACCGTGAGCGCCACCGCGGCCTGAATATAGAAAGTAGACCCGGCCGGGACAGACGAAATCAGAGGCAGCGTGACCGTCGTAACGCCACCCGAGAAGTACAGTTGCAGTCCGGCCTGGGAGGCAGAAATGACGTAGGTTCCAGCGCCCGAACTTCCAGAGGCGCCCGCCTTGTTGCCCAGCGCAGTCTGCACGAACGCCGTGGAGGCAGGGGCGGTGGAGTTGTTGAACTGCGCCGCCGTCACTACGGCCGACAGGACTTGCCCGAGGTCAACCCAGTTCGCCGGAGAACCGCCATCGGGGTTGGTCGTGTTGTTGTCCGCGGTGCAGACCCAGTACCCCGAGCCGGACGCCTTCACCAGCATGGCCCCCTTGGGGTAGCCGCCGTTGTCCGACGACCACGTGGCGTCGTACTGGAAGTGACCGCCTCCGGACTGCCAGCGCTGGATCAGCGTAATGGCGTTCAGGATGCCGTTCATGTCCGCGCCGTACGGAGGAACGCCCCCCGAGGACACAGGCGTCATCGTCAATGGCGGAAAGCCGTCCGGGTACGAGGCTGCGCCGTCGGTGATTCCGATCTGCGAGGTCGTCGGGATCGTGTTCTTCGTCCCCGAGTTCGCAAAGGGGATGAGGATCTTGGGCGGTTGGTTGGACTGAAGCATCTGTCAGCTTTCGTGTTTCAGGGCCACACGAGGGTGGCCTTCACGCCCGCGGGGCGAGGGATCACGTTGGTGTTCTGGAAGATCGCAATCTGCACGTTGGTCGGCGTGAAGTTCAGGCGATAGTTCATCGTCTTTGCGCCCGTGTTCTCCACGTAGGCGTTGCCGAAACTGCCGAACAGGTAGCGCAGGATCGCGTTGATGGACGGAATCGAGCAATCGGAGATGTTCGTGGCCGCCTTGGCGAGGATCAGCGTGCGGTAGTCGTTGTCACCGAGCGCATAGCTCGTTGTGTTCTCTGGCCCCGAGTAGAACGGCTGCTGGTTGAACGGCTGCGAGCCCTGAGTGGAGGAGTGAAGGAACGCTTCGTTGAAACCGAAATAGATGTTCTGTGCCGACACCTGCAGCACGCGGTCAACACCGACGATGCGCCCCCACACATCGAGACCGTAGCCAACGGCAGTCTGCACGTTCCAGATGTTGTCGTAGAACTTCTGCAGGTCCGTCGCCGGGTCGATCGCATCGTTGAGCGCCTCGATGAGCGCGACGAGCGTCGGGCTGCTGACGTACTGGCTCAGCAGCGTTTCTTGCCAGTTTTGCATGGCTTAGACCAGCGTGACGGTGATGTTCGCCGCAGTGATCGTGGGCAGTTGGTCGATGCCGAAGGTGAGCGCCGTGTTCGTCGCACCCACCGCGGAGAATCCCATGAGGATGGACAGAATCTCCACGTTCGCGTTGATCGCGCTCACGTTGGCGTAGTACCGGCCCGAGTAGGTGGACTGCCCGATCCTGGCGCGAAGGCCGCCATCCTCGCCCGTGAAGGATTCGATGATGGCGTTTTGCACCAGTTGCGTGATGTTGGACGGCAGCCCCGAGATGTTCTTCAACTGCACCGCGAAGTACACGGGCGTGGAGGTCGGGGTCAACCACGTGATGGTGTACGAGGCCGGTGACGGCGGACCGTAGCTCGTATCGGTGACGGTGGCCGACGTGTTCCCGTTCATCGGCGTGCCGGGCGAGAGCTTCGACCAGACAGCCTGAGCGATATCGGCTGACGCTCCACCGGCGACCGAAACCGTGAGCGAGTACGGCGCCATGGAGTAGCTGGTCGAGCCATACGTGATCGTGGAGGCCGACGGGTTGTCCACCACGAAGGCATCGATGACGTTCGCCACCTGCAGCACGGCACCGTAGATCGCCTGCACCGAGTTGATGCCGTTCTTCGCCACCGAGAGCTGCCGGCGCGCCTCGAAGGCCGCTCGGCTTTCCACGTTCGTGCCGAGAGCGCCGGACGACGCATTGGTGATCGTGTCCCAGCCAGGGACAGCCGAATAGATGACCGACAGAGAGCCAGGCGAGCAGGGAATCGGGCCGGTGGTCTGGTTCTGGAACTGCACGGACACCGAACCGCCCGCGGGAATTGTCGCCGCCGCGGTGGAGGCGTAGAGGTAGCCCGCCGAGTCCTGCGCGAGCGCCCCTTGGGGGATGATCGTGCCGGCTGCCCCGGTGCAGGTCGCATCCACCACAGTACCGGACGCCTGGATGCGGGAGATGAAGTAGATCTGCCCGATGGCATCTTGCCACTTCCCCGAGGCGGTGGCCGGGTCCACCTGGTTCGCTACGAAGGCGATCTGGCTGTTCTTGTCCCCGATGATGGCCGTCTCGCTTTGAGCAATCTGACCTTGTGGCGTGGTCAGGCCCGGATTGACGCCCCCTCCGAAGGCCGAGTCGATGTCAGCCTGAACCCCGGCAAGAATGGCCGATTCGGCGGGCAGGACGGGCGCACCGTTGCTCCACTTGATCGCGGGCACGTTGGTCATGTTCTTGCTGTCCCCTGTTTTCAGCCGAACGCTACGTTGGAAGAAACGCCGTCGGTGTCGATGATCTGGATTTGCCCGGTGAGCGTGCGGCCGGAGAACCTCGTGAAGAAGACTTCCGCCTTCACCACGTTGGGCACGGTGAGCGCCGTGTCGATGATCTTTTGCTTGACGAACGACAGCGGCGGGTACTTGCCCAGGATCTGTTGCCAGTACGGCAGGCCCTGTGTGGTGTCGTACCAGCACTCCCCCAGGAATGTCCGCACAGCGGATGCAACGTCCTGCGCGACCGAATACGGAGCACCAGCGACCGCGATGTTGCCGTTCGCATCGAGCACCAGGTCCCAAGCGCTTTGATCTAGCAGTAGCGTCTTTTGCGTGATGGTCATTGCGGACCCGCCGTATTCCCGCCGCCGGGCGTAACGCCGCCGTGGACGTGCGTGCTGCTGATGTTCGTGCCGTTGTGCGTCATCGTGGACGAGGTGAATGCCAGCGCATCGGCGTTGATGGTCACGGTCTGCCCAGGTGCGGCGATGTCGATGCCGCCGGAGTGGAAGCGGATGTACTGCGTCGGAGCCTCTGCGATGATCGTCATCAGATACACCATGTCGCTGAAGTCGTGCTTGCGGCTCGATCCCGGGGGAGCAGCACCCTTGGCCGCCTTCACCGCGGAGATGTCCCGGTCGCACACCGAGGCGATTCCGATATCCCCGACCTGAGGGTCCAGGATGATCGCGTTGGCCCCGCCTTGAATCCGCATGTACGGCACGTTGTGGATGACCCCGTGAGGCCACACCACCCCAGCCCCGTCCATCGCCCCCACCAGCGGCTGAATGTCCACGTACCCGATCGGCGACACGCCGCCCGAATTCGTCACCGAGACGACCTTCACGGGCATCGAGGTCCGCAGCCCAGAGAGGGCCGTTCGAATCATCAGTTGCAGCCGGCCAACCTCCGATGCGTTGTCGCTCGGAACGTGGTTCGTCTGCTGATTAGTTGACTGGGACATACACCGAAGGGGCCAGTCGCGCCGTCGTGAACCACGGACCGTCGGGACTGAGCGTGCTCAGTTCGTGCGTCACGTTCTGCGTCGGCCAGCTTCCGTTGGCCTTGGGGATGGAGCTGGTGAGCTTCACCGCCCTGCCGTTGGCAATCAGCGGGTTGAATTCCGACTTCACCACGAAGCCGGCCTCCCAAAATGTCGGGTATCCGACCAGCCCAGTTTTCGGGCCAAGCTCGATCACCACGTCATCGCGCGTGCCGTCGTTCGGCCAGATCGTGACCGTGCCGTTTTCGATCACCAGCGGGAACGCGGCTGCACGCGCCACCGCCTGCATCTGGTCCACCGCGGAGCCGCTG